CGGATGGAAGAACTTAATGCAGGACATGAAGGGAAGTGCTGAGAACGTCAATTCAGTAGAAGCCTGTCAAGATGACAAAGACCTTTACTTTCGTAAGGGACAACTTGTAGTCATGGCTAATATGCTGAACCTAGAAGCACAGATAGAAACAGCTAAACAAGAGCAATGGGAAGAAGAAGACCCTGAAGAATGAGGTTTATGTTTGACTTCAAATGCGACAACGGACATGTCAACGAAAAGTTTGTAGATTCAGAGACAACCGAAGTACAATGTCCAGATTGTTCGCTGATAGCTAGAAAAATAGTTACACCTGTTACAATCAACGGTGGCGACTCTTGGAAGGAAACACGGAAGTGGGTTAAGAAGAGAGAGTCACACATGAAGGCAACAAAGGCGTAGCATTATAACGTAAGGACAACTCTTGACCATAGAACCCTTACACTTAATACACCTCCATAATGATATGAATCACGGAGTTTAATAATGGCAAGACTATTAGAAGAGCGTCCCACGGAAGACGTAGAAGAGAATGACATCGATAACCAAGTAGCACAAGACCCTCAACCAGAGGAAACTCTTGAACAACCTGAATCAGACATACCTGAGAAGTATCAAGGGAAGTCAACAGCCGAGATAGTAAGGATGCACCAAGAGGCTGAAAAACTCTTAGGTAAACAAAGTTCTGAAGTAGGTGACTTGCGGAAGGTTGTAGATGACTACATCCAGACACAACTCTCAACCCAAGAAACACAAGTAACACATGCTGACGAAGAAGTAGACTTTTTCTCAGACCCCGACAAGGCAGTCGAAAGAGCGATTAATAATCACCCTAAGATAAAGGAAGCTGAACAAATCAGCAACCAATATCGTCAATCTACAGCAATGAACAAACTGCAAACCAAACACCCTGAGATGCAGGGAATTTTGCAGGATGAGAAGTTTGCTGAATGGATTAAGGGTTCTAAGATTAGACAACAGCTTTTTGTACAGGCAGACCAACAGTATGATTATGATGCCGCTGACGAGTTATTTTCCCTATGGAAGGAACGTCAACAGGTTGTCACTCAAACTGCCGCCAATGAGAAACAGCAACGCAAGCAAGCTGTTAAATCTGCATCCACAGGTAATGCCCGTGGTAGTGGTGAACAGCGAGGCAAGAAAGTCTACAGACGCGCAGACATTATTAAACTAATGCGTACTGACCCCGATAGATACCAAGCATTGTCAAATGAGATTATGCAAGCATATTCAGAGGGGAGGGTACGAAACTAATATTATTATATAGGAAGTATTAAAATGGTAGATAAAACTTATGGCGCGTCAGACGCTAACTTAGCATTCACTGACAACACTAGCGCGGCTACTTTCATCCCAGAAATCTGGAGTGATGAAGTTGTTGCGGCTTATCAATCTAACCTTGTACTAGCTAACCTAGTCAAGAAACTATCTATGACTGGCAAGAAAGGTGATACTCTTCACATTCCTAAGCCTGTTCGTGGTGATGCTCACGCTAAAGCGGAAGGCGTTGCTGTTACTGTACAGAACGCTACTGAAGGCGAAGTACAAATCGCATTAGACAAGCACTTTGAGTACTCTCGTCTAATTGAAGACATCACTGAGACTCAAGCATTGTCTTCACTTCGTCAGTTCTACACTGGTGACGCAGGTTACGCTCTAGCTAAGCAAGTAGACACTAGCTTGTTTGAACTAGGTAAAAACTTCGGTAACAACGGTGGTGATTACGTTGGTACTGGTACTTATAACTTTGCAGGTGGTTCTGGTGTTGAGGCTTATGTTGCAGGGGCTGTTGCCGCAGGTGACGTATTCAACGATGCGGGTTTCCGTGACTTGATTCAAAAAATGGATGATGCTGACGTACCTATGGACAATCGTTGTCTTGTAGTACCACCATCAGTACGTAACGCTATCATGGGCATTGACCGTTATTCGTCAAGTGACTTTGTAGATGGTAAAGTTGTAAACAACGGTCAAATCGGTAACTTGTACGGTATTGACGTATTTGTTTCTTCTAACTGCCCTACTATTGAATCTGGAGTTAAACAAGCTATGTTGTTCCACAAAGACTCTATGGTTCTTGCGGAGCAAATGGGTGTTCGTTCACAGACTCAGTACAAGCAGGATTTCCTGTCTACTCTATACACTGCTGACACTTTGTATGGTACTGCTGTTCTACGTCCAGATGCCGCATTTAACATCGCTGTAAACGCTTAGTAGTACTTAAGGGGTTTCTTCGGAAGCCCCTTTCCCTTTTCTTTTTTTTATACAATTCTTTTTTTTTTACTATAGGAATGTTTCATGGCTATATTCAGAGGTGTAGGTGGCTCAGGAGATTCATCGGATAATTCCTTTCTACAGGAAGTAACTTCTCAGGCTCAATCGGCTGAAGCATCGGCTACTTCCGCACAAGCCTCTGCAAACTCCATATTAACTCTTACAGCCGCTACAGGTGTAGCAGGTAGTAGTGTATCTTACAATGCTTCTACTGGTGTCCTTACTGTTCCTAAAGGAGATAACGGCACTAATGGAACAAACGGAACTAACGGTACTAATGGAACTAACGGTACAGGTTTTACAGCAGGTTCTTACAACGCCTCTACGGGTGTCGTTACCTTTACATCTAATGATGGCTTAGGTTTTTTTACAAGTGATTTACGTGGTGCTGATGGTTCAGACGCAAGCGTAACTACAACAAATGTAGCTTCTGTGGGCGCGGTCATGGATGGTGACTTTACCAGTAACGGTTTTATGAAGCGTACTGGCGCAGGTGCTTATACAGTTGATACTAATACATATTTAACAGCCCATCAGGATATTTCAGGAAAAGCTAACTTATCAGGTGCTACTTTCACTGGTGATATTGAATCCGCAGGTTTAGCTGTAGATACAAACACACTTTATGTAGACAAATCAAACAACAGAGTAGGTATAGGTACTGCCAGTCCTCAAGATAAAATACATGTAAATGGTACTCTTCGTGCTACAGATTTATATGTAACAGGGGGTGAGTCTTATTTATGCAGAACACATGCAACAACTAATCAGAGTCTTTCTGTTTTACGTTTGTGTTCTATATCTACAGGTGATATGACTGATGGCTTTGGAACAGGAATTACGTTCGATGCTCAAGATAATAGCGGTACTACGCAAGCGCAGGTTGCAGAAATAAACGCAGTTAGAGCAGGTGCAGATAATATATTTAATTTAGAACTTCAAACTGGAGATGTCGCAAGGCTTACATTAGGAACAACTGGAGCAACTTTTGCTACAGGCAGTTCAGGTACTGACCGCTTTAAGATTGATTCTTTAGGGAACGTAGGAATAAACACAGGCACTAATACTATTAGTGAAAAGTTAGAAGTAACTGGTAATATTGCAGTAAGCGGTACAGTTGATGGTCGTGACGTAGCGACTGACGGTAGTAAACTAGATGGTATTGAAGCAAATGCAGACGTAACGGATATAGATAATGTTACTGCCGCAGGTGCGTTAATGGACTCAGAAGTAACTAACCTAGCACAGGTTAAGGCTTTTGATTCCTCTGACTACTTAACAAGCATTGCTAATGGTTCTATAGATACTGACCAACTTGCTGATGATGCTGTTACAAGCGCAAAGATAGCAGATAATGCAGTGCTTGGCGCGCAGATTAGTAGTGCGGCTACTGTATACTTAGAAAACAATCAGGTTACTCCTTTTATTTCAACAAACACAAACACTAGTGGCGCGGCAGTTTCTTATGGAATTAAAAGAAGAATATCTAACGGTACTGATGCAGACCACGGTGGGATAGGTACAACTGGTCAGGGTTATGGCAATTCAAGATTTACATATTTATCATCAGGTGAAATTGCAGTAGGTGTGTTTAGTATATTTGGTGGTACAGGTACAGGGTATTCGTATTTCCAACCATTAACGATTACTGGCGGCAATCATAACGGTAAAATGCGGTTAGGAAATAGTAGTGCTAAATGGCAACAGCTATACGCATCAACATCTACAATTAATACTTCAGATAGAAACACTAAACAACAGATAGAAACTTTGTCCGATGCAGAGACCAGAGTAGCTACAGCCGCTAAAGGTTTATTACGTAAGTATAAGTTTAACGATGCGGTTGAAGAAAAAGGTGATAACGCTAGAATACACTTTGGTATTGTAGCACAGGACTTACAAGACGCATTTACTGCTGAAGGTTTAGACGCTCATAATTACTCTATGTTTTGTTCTGATACTTGGTGGGAACATGAAGGTAAAACATACAACTATGCAGAAGCCGCGCCAGAAGGTTCAACTGAAATAACTCAATTAGGGGTTCGTTACTCAGAACTCTTAGCATTTATAATAGCCGCAATATAAGGACATACAAATGACCAACGAAGCAAAACAAGCACTAGATTTAGCCGCGGCATCAACAGGAATAATGTCAGTAACTGCATGGCTACCACCTGTAGCCAGTCTGTTTACTATTGTCTGGTTAGGTTTACGTATCTATGAATCAGATACAGTACAGAAGATTGTACATAAAAAGTAATGAGAAGACTATTTTGTTTGTTAATGTTGTTCAGCGTAGTTACACTGGCTGACAACGCTCAGGAAGGTTCTTTGAATACATTTCATGGGGACAACAGCACAACGAATAGTAACAACAGCACACAGGATACATCAACAAGTAACACGTATAATGGTGCAGGGAGTAGTTCAGAAATACCAGTAGGTTCAGCTATAACACCTAGCTATATGTCAAACGGCATTGAAACATGTTTAAAAGGTATAGGGTCATCAGTACAAACCGTGGTAGTAGGTTGGTCGGAAGGTAAGTACAAGATTGATGAGAACTGTAACAGACGTAGGGACGCTAAGGTACTTAGTGACTTAGGCATGAAGGTAGCCGCAGTAGCCCGTATGTGTGAAGCAGTAGATGTATGGAAGAGTATGTTTATGTCAGGTACTCCATGTCCCATACTAAGTAACGGCAAGCTAGTAGTAGGTAAACGTGCTATGCTAGTTATGAAGAGACAGCCAGAAATATATATACCTGACTACAACAAAGATACACAAGATTGGTACAACACTATACTAAACATTGGAGGAGAGGACACAGATGAAGAAGACGATATTATCTCTGTTAGTGCTAAGTTCCGTAGCACAAAGCAGTGAACTAGACAACCTAATCAACACCTCCAATGCTATTGTTGACCAGATAGACCGAGGCATTATGCTAGTCGGTGCGGCTCAAGAGTACGCATACTACGGTGACGCATTGTCAGACGGTACTATCTCTGGTACAGCACACATCAGTCCTGAGCAACTACAGGCGTACACAGCGGCTTTGTCTAGTATGTCAAACTATCAAGCCTACGGTGACTTACAGACTGTACTTGAGGAAAAAGCATACACAGAGTTAGACATGATGGATGAAGCCATTGGTGTATTTACTGAAGTAGTGGTTGACATGATTGCTGTACAGGAAGTAGCTGAGGTATCTGAGTCAGCCGCTAGTCCTCAAGAGGAAGCAGAAGTACAGACTTTTGTAGCTGACAATATAGAATCATTAACAATCACTCAGGAAGAGGTAGAGACGTACAACGACTCCCTAGACTCCATTGAGGAACACGCTAACAACGCTAGTGCATTCTTATCTGTAGCAGGTAACAAAGAAGCTGTAGAGTTCCTAGAGCAAGGCATAGAGAATGCTAACACTACAGCGGAAGAGACTAACATCTTTTACGATTCTAACCAACAATGGGTTGCTATGGGTTATAACACCACTAGAAACCTTACAGCAGTTTACCTTAACGGTAATGACAATATTGGTTTAGATTTATACGTAACGGAAGCAGACATACTAGCCGCAGGTAGTGAATCAGAATATTATTTGACTGGTCCTACAGCCTATAGTTATGATTGCTTTATGAACAGTGACTGTACGGAACTATGAGTTTAGAACAAACTGAATTAACCATTGGCGATACATCATTTAAAGGTGTATGGATAGCCATAGTTTTAGGTATTGGTAGTACAATAGGCGGTGGCGTATGGACAGCCTCTAGCCTGTACTCAAGACTGGAAGCAGTAGAAGCTACACAGATACCCGATGTAAGCCCCATACAGCAGAATCTAGCCACTTTAGGCACAAGGCTAGAGACACTACTAAGTCAGCAAGAAAAGCTGTTAGAATTGAATACAGACGTTTCTAAGCTAGCTAATGAGATAGAGGGTATAAAAGGTACAGTAGCGAAGGCTGAAGTTATTACAAAAGATATTGGTGACGTAGGTAAGAAGTTAAAGACATTGACCAAAGAGGTAGAGGATTTGTGGCAGGGTATGGACTACCTCTCAAATCCCCTTAAGTGAGGCATTTATGTTAGAGCAACTAATCGGACCTGTTACAGGATTACTTGACAAATTTATAGAGGATAAAGACAAGAAGAATGCCATCGCCTTTGAACTTTCAACAATGGCTGAAAAACACGCGCAGGAACTTGCGAAAGCGCAACTTGAAGTTAATAAGACAGAAGCGTCACATAAGAGCCTCTTTGTGTCGGGTTGGAGACCTGCTGTTGGTTGGACTTGTTGTATTGGACTTGCGAGTCAGTACATTCTTATCCCGATGGCAAATTTTGCGCTTGCTCTTGCCAATTCTACCATTGAAATCCCTGTTTTAGATATGGCTACAATGATGCCAGTACTAATGGGTATGCTTGGTTTAGGTGCAATGAGAACTGTTGAGAAGACTAAGAAAGTACAGAGGGATAACTAATGTCAGCCACTAGTCGTTACTACAGACCGCCTACGGAAACAAGAAGAACACCAACTTATGAAGAGTTGTTTGGTACATCTAAGAGTGCCGAACGTATTGCTTACGATAAACAAAAAGAACAAGAAGCGCGTATAAGTGCAGAAGAAACTAGAAGAATAGCAAGAGCAGAAGATAAAAAAAGAAAAGAAGCATTCTTAATAAACAAAGGTAAAGAGTTAGTTGGCTCATATAGAGACCAATACAGCACGGAGCATCTTTTTGAGTTAGGTGCTGTAAACAGTTTTGAAATAGCAAAGGTTGTAGCTGACGAAACCTACAAACAGTACTGGTACGATAAAGCTAATAATATTATTGGTAACTTTACTGATGAAGATTATAAGCTAATTGCTGAACCTCAGTATGAAACATATAGAGTAGGTAAAGGCGGAGGCGTAGAAAGAACTAGGCAAGTCTTACCTGAAGGCTATGAAGAACTTCTTAAAGCACAAGAATATATTGAGAAAGGTCCTTTGGATTTTTCTAGTGAAGAAACACACAAGATGCTTATTAAACCTCCTAAAAGTAAAGGAGGTTATGAAAAACATCAAGAGTGGGTAGATGAAAGTAACCCATTACGTCAAGCCGTAGAAGCGCAAGCTAATGTAATGACTAAGTACCTTGATAGAGAAGGTATTTCAATAACAAAAAACTTTGAAGATGGTAATCCTGACAATGTTTATGGCGAGGGTGTTTATTTAAATACAGGAACAGCGGCACATATTGACTGGGATTCAGACTTAAAAAGAATGCAACGCTATATGACTGCTCCTGATTCTGAAGTAGGTACATATAGTCAAGTATTTTATAGACCTGAAGCAAGCAGTATATTAGACCATTGGATGGTTGATATAATGGCGGCAATTACAGGGACTAAAGATTTACTAGCGGTAGGTCGTGGTGGTGACTTAGATGATTTACTGGAAGCTAATCTAATAGCTAATGTTGCTCCTGATTTCCTTGAAAGTGGTTTAAATCAGTTAGGTATTGACGCTGATTTGTTTGGTATAGACCCTGACACGTTTAGTGATTCTTTAAACGAAGTACAAACAGACATGATAAAAGGTAAAAGCGGTACTGACGCTTTAGTTAAAGAGTTTGGTGGTGCTGTTGTTAAAAACGTAGGAGAGACAGTAGGCGATATTGCAGGAGGCGCATTAGGCAGTGTAGTTGATTTAGCCGATGATGTTGTTGACGCTATTGGTGATACTGCGTTAGTAGGAGCAATAGAAGAAGGCGGTAAGTATTTACTTGACAAAGGTCAAGACGTTATTGATGTAGGTAAAAACATAGGTGAAGCCGTTGTAGATACGGCTGATGATTTGATTGATACTTTCGGTGAAGAAGTTGTAGACCCTGCATTAAAAAAAGGTAAAGAAGTAGCTGAAGTTGTTGTTGATAAAGCTGACGATGCTCTTGATTATTTAGGTGAAGAGTACGTAGACCCTGCTTTACAACAAGGCAAAGAAATAGGTCAAGACCTTATTGACAAAGGTAAAGACATAGGTGAAGGAATTGTAGACACTGTTGATAATGTCGTTGATAAATTCGGTGAGGAAGCTGTAGACCCTGCATTAGCAAAAGCTAAAGACTTGGGTCAAGACCTTATTGACAAAGGTAAAGACGCAGGTGAGTTTGTAGTAGATACCGTTGATGATGCTCTTGATTATTTAGGTGAAGAATATGTAGACCCTGCGTTACAAGCATTAAAAGATATAGAGTTGCCAGAAGGACCAGATTTTGAGTTCCCTAAAATAGATATAGACTTACCAGAGTTAAATGTTGATTTACCAGAGTTTAATGCACCTGATATAAACTTACCTGAAATAGATATAGACTTACCAAGTATAGATATAGACGTACCTGAACTATCGTTTGACCCTAAGCTACTAGCAGGACTAATGACAGCACCACAACAACCAACGGAAGTCGAAGAGTTGTTCGACAAAGAACTATTTAAATTTGACACAGAGATTAAGTCTACACAGGAAATGCTTAGTCCCTTGATGAACCTAAGAAGGTATGGATAATGACTTACTTACAATTAGTAAACAGTGTACTGCGTAGAATGCGAGAGGAAGAAACATCTTCTGTAGAAAATGCTACAGACTCCTATGTAAAACTTATAGGAGAGTTTGTCAACGATGGTAGACGTATTGTTGAAGACGCATGGGATTGGTCAGCACTTAGAAGCACAATCACAGTAACTACTACTGATGATGTGTTTAGTTACAGTATGACAGGTACTAATAACTCCTTTAAAATACTAGACGTTATTAACGATACGTCAAACTTATTTATGCGTCCTGCTAGTTCTTCTTGGATGAACAACGCATACCTAGTACAAGAGCCTGTTAAAGGTTCTCCAGAGTATTACTCTTGGAATGGTGTAGATGCTAATGGTAATGCTTTAGTTGACTTATACCCTAAGCCTGACAAAGCGTATACATTACGATTTAACATTGTTGATAGAGCAGATGCGTTTACTCTTGACGCAGATAAACTAGTTGTACCTTCATCACCAGTAATTCAGTACGCAGTAGCCTTAGCTTCCCGTGAACGTGGAGAGACAGGCGGTACTTCAGCACAGGAACTATTTGCCCTAGCGGACACTACGTTAGCAGATGCAGTAGCGTTTGATGCCGCTAGATTCCCTTCTGAAACTGTATGGACACCTTGCTAATGGCACAACAATTACAGAACATTACAGTACAAGCCCCAGGATTTGCGGGGATTAACAGTCAGGATTCACCTATTTCTCTTGACCAGTCCTTTGCGGCTACCGCTAGTAACTGTATCATTGATGAATATGGGCGTATAGGCGCACGTAAGGGTTATACAGAAGTATCTACTGATTCTAGTACGGCTACACAGTTAGGCTCTAGTAGAGGCATAGAGGCTGTACATGAGTACGTTAAACGTGACGGGACTAAGACAGTATTCTCTGCGGGTAACTTAAAAATATTTACAGGCACTACAACCTTAACACCTGTGACTCTTCCCGACCCCTATACAATAACAGCTAACAACTGGAAGATAATTACATTTAACAATGACGTTTATTTCTTTCAACGTGGACACAAAGCATTAAAAAGTACAGCAGGAAGTACTACTCTTGTAGAAGTAGTAGATGGCTCACATTATGCTCCTGAAGCTAACGAAGTTATAGGCGGCTTTGGTAAACTATGGGCGGCTGATGTATCAGGTAATAAACACACTGTATATTGGTCAGACACTCTTGTTGGTATTAATTGGCACGGCGGTACATCAGGTTCATTAGACCTTACTAATGTATTTCCTAGCGGTGATGACGAAGTTGTAGCCTTATCTGTATTTAATAACTTCTTAGTTATATTCTGTAAGCGTTCAATTATTATTTACTCTGGTGCTGACAATACTACAACTACTGATTTTAAACTACACGACACTGTAGAAGGCGTAGGTTGCATTGCTAGAGATTCCGTACAACACACAGGTACTGACATTATATTCCTGTCTGAAGACGGTGTACGTAGCTTTGGTCGTACTATACAAGAAAAGTCAATGCCTATGCGTGACATTAGTAACAATGTCCGTAATGAATTAACTGCATTGGTTAGAGTACAGACTAACCCTATTAAGTCTATCTATAGTGCAGATGAAGCATTCTACTTATTGTCTCTACAGGACAGTCAGACTATATACTGCTTTGATATGCGTGGTCCTTTACCCGATGGTGCTAACAGAGTAACTACATGGTCTAGTATTAACCCACGTAGCATGGCTTTACTACAGGACGGTAGTGTTTACTTTGGTAGGGCAGACGGTATATTTAAGTATGAAGGACATAAGGACAACGGTAGTTCTTACCTTATGACTTACTACAGTAATCCACTAAACTTTGGTAACTCTACTAACCTTAAGTTTCTTAAGAAGTTTAACATTACAGTTATCGGTAACGTAGCCTCTAACACTACACTAGCTTGGGGATATGACTATGGTGGTGGGTTCATTAAGAAATCCTTTAATACTGAACTATCGGATACGTCTGTATCTGAGTACGGTACAGCAATGTTTGGTAGGAAGGCTGACCTTACAGTAGCGGAACCTACTTACCAAGAATCTTTTTACACAACAGGCATAGACATACAGCGTCCTTCGGTTAATACAAGCGGTAGTGGTACTGTAGTAACCATAGGCATTGAGTCAACTATTAATGGCGCACCTTATTCAATACAACAAATAGACGTACACGCTCTTCTGGGGAGATTAATTTAATGAGTAATTATACAATAACAACTGACTTCGGAGCAAAAGATAGTCTTCCTTCTAGTAATGACTCTAAGGTAGTCAGAGGCTCTGAGTTCACAACTGAATTTACAAACATACAAACAGCGATAGCGACTAAGGCTGACACAGCGGGTGATACATTTACTGGTGTGGTAAACTTTAGTGCTGACGTAGCTGTTAATACTAATACACTGTTCGTTGATGTGTCTGAGGCTAAGGTAGGTATAGGCACTACTACTCCTTCTACCGAATTAGATGTTTCAGGAGATGTATCAATAAGAGGAACATTTCCTACGTTATTTTTTAGCGACACTGATAGCGACCCTGATTATTACATATCAGCAGGTAATGGTTACTTTAGAATTTTTGATAATACTAATAGTGCTGACCGCTTTCATATCGACTCATCAGGCAAAGTAGGCATAGGTACTACTACTCCTTCTGAAAAACTACAAGTTAATGGAAACATCAAAATAGGCGATTCCCATATAATAGGGGATGATGGGTTTGATAACTTAACCCTTATATCATCAAGTCCTGAAGGTATTGTTTATGGGTCTAATACAGACCATATATTTAAAACAGGTGCTACGGGGCTTGATGCTACAGGCACTGAACGTATGCGTATTGACTCTAGCGGCAACGTATTGGTGGGTACTACTGAAACTGATATAGGCTACACAGACAGTGGCGCAGGATTTTCAGTAAGTCCTCTTGGATTTGCACAAATAGCAAGAAGTTCTGATGCTTCTTTACTATATCTCAACAAGCTAGATAATGATGGTGACATCATATTGTTTGAAAAAGACGGCTTAGGTGTAGGGTCTATTGGCTCAAGAGGTGGAGCAGCACTTTTCATTGAGAGTGCAGGTTCAACAGGCAAAGCAGGTTTAGATATAGATGTTGTCATTGCACCAAGAAAAGACGGTGCATTGTCAGACGGTCAAATAGATTTAGGTACTAGTGCTTATCGCTTCCAAGACCTTTACCGTTCAGGTTCTACTTACTCAACATCTGACAGAAACAAGAAGCAGGACATTAGAGACTTAACTGATGCAGAAGCTAGAGTAGCAACAGTAGCTAAGGGTTCGTTAAAAGCATTCAGATACATTGACTCTGTAGAAGCGGAAGGCGATGAAGCAAACATACACTTCGGTATCATCGCACAAGACCTAAAGGCGGCATTTGAAGCAGAAGGTCTAAACGCTAATGATTACCAAGTATTTAAAACATCTACATATACAGATGATGACGGTGTAGAACAGACCACATATAGTATCTGTTATGAAAACTTACTAGCATTTATAATTGCGGCAATTTAACTGGAGAACGCATAATGAGTTTAACTAATTTACTAGGAGCCGCGGCAGGTTACTATAATACTGACGAAGCGGCTAAAACGGCACTTGAGTTAGGTGAACAGTCAGCACAAGCGGCAGAACAACTAGGTCAAACAGCCGCAGGGATGACTGAGTTTAAACCTTTTACTGTTACTACGGGACTAGGTACGGCTACTACAACACCTGAAGGTGGTTATACTTTAGGTTTATCTCCTGAGCAACAGGCTTTACAAACAGGAGCGTTAGGTCAGGCACAAGGGTTTATGACTGGTATTGGTCAAGACCCTATGTCTACACTTTTGTCTGGTCAGGCTCAACAAGCATTTCAAGGGTTAGGACCTAGTGCTTTAACTGGTTTAGGTACTACAGCTTATAGCGGTTTAGGTCCTAGTTCATTAAGAACTACAGGCGGTACAGGGTTAAGTGCTGTGGGTGGAGACCCTATGCAAGCAGAGATACTGGCACAGGCTAGAGAACGCTTTGCACAAATAGGTGCTGACCCAAGACAACAAGCACTTTTGTCTCGTGCTGATACTGCTTTTGAAACAGCCTTTGGAGACACTGGTCAAGCACAAGCTGATATATACAGTCAACTAAGAGCCGCACAGCAACCAGAGGAAGAACGTCAGCGTTTAGCCTTAGAAGAGCGTATGTTGGCTCAGGGACGCTTAGGTTTAAGTTCATCGGCATACGGTGGTTCTTCTCCTGAATTATTAGCACAAGCAAAAGCTATAGAAGAAGCGAGAGCAAGTGCTTCTTTAACTGCTAGACAACAGGCAAACAAAGAGCAACAACAATCCTACGAAAGAGGTCTAGGGTTGCTAGGTGAAGCCTCGGGTATGCGAGCGCAAGAGTTAGATGAAGCTGTAGGATTACTAGGAGCAGGTTACACTCCAGAGCAACGTGAGTTAGCTAGAGCGCAAGCACAGCTATCGGGTGGTCTAAGTCAAGAACAGGCTGACCTAACTAGAGCAGGTGCGTTGTTCGGTGCAGGTATGACTCAGGAGCAAGCGGACTTAGCAAGAGCAACTGGTTTACTTGGTTCTAGCTTTATGCCACGTACTCAAGACTTAGCTATGGCTACTGGTCTGATGGGTCTAGGTTATACTCCACAAGAACAAGCGTTAGCGACTATGGGTTATGGTATTGACTTGGCTAAAATACCTGCCGCTAGTAGACAAGCAGGTGCTGAGTTGTTTGGTCAGTTAGGTGGAAGAGGTCTTGAGTCACTAATGCAAAGCCTTGAGTTAGCCACAGGTCTTGAGTCAGTTAAACGAACAGGACTATCTGACGCATTACTAGGTAGACAACCTACACTACAAGAGCAGTTATTAGGCAGTGCTTTAGGTGTAGACGTTAGCAGTGACGGTGGATTATTATCTAGTCTAGGATTTGGTGACGCTGAAACACCTAGTTACATTAAATGGATAGGAGATGCTCTTGGTTTCGGAGGTAGTGGTGAAAGTTCAGCACCTGCCGTTGATGAAGCCTACGGGGTAGACGGAAGAGATTTAATACCCGACTACGGTGACTATAATGATGGCTCACGAAGTTATTAATAGAGGAAAATACTAATGGCTAATAGAAGAGATATAGCAGGATTATTAACAGGTATCCCTAGCGGAGGTATTGACCCTAGAGTTGGTATGACTGGTAGAGAGATGCTTACACAAAGTGCTTTGGCAGGACAACAGCGTATGACTAGTGGCTTACGTGGTATGTTCGGTGGTCAGCCAACGATACAGGAGAAGTTGGTACAGGCGCAAGGTCAGAAGATGCGAGCAGATGAGCAAAAAAGATTAACACAGATAGAAAACCTAGCTAAGGCTTTGCCTACTGAGTACGCTTCACTAGCTACTGCGATTAGAAGCGGTGTAAAAGGTTCAGTTCAGAAAGGTGTTGAGGTTTTAGCTAGAGAGAAGAAAGCACCGCCTAAGCTGTCAACCAGTACTGTAGACATTGAGGTAGAAGGTGTTAATAAAAAAGCACTAATAAATGACCAAACTGGCGAAGTTATTAAAACTTTTGACGTTGAAGAAGATAGAGATATGATTGAGGAAGTTGACCCCGCTACTGGTCAAACGCTCAACTATAGTGTTAAAAAAGACGGCACAGACAAGGCTCTAATAGGTGTTAAATCTTTACCAGAATATGATATGGTAAAACAAGACGATGGTACGTATACAGTACTAAACAAAACCACCGCAGGGGTTGTACAGGAAAACATACCTACAGCAGAGTCCGCTAAGATTGCAAAAGAAAAGTACGCAAAAACAGTACAAACTCTACACGAGATTGATAGGCAGATAGGTTTTATTAATGAGTCTAAAGATTTAACAGACGAGTATACTGCGTTTTTCTATCCTTTAGCTAAGCACGTTCCCGACACTGACTCAAGAGAACAAAGAGCAATGGTAGAAAGCCTACAGTCTGCTCTGGCTATGGACAAGTTGATGGAACTCAAGAGAAATTCAACAACAGGTGCTTCTGGTCTAGGCGCGTTGAATCAGGCTGAACTTATAATGCTACAAGACTCTTTAGGTAAGTTAGACCCTGCCGTAGGAGATAAAGCATTTAAAAGACAACTGGATTTAGTTAAGAAACACTACACTAGGTTTAGACAAACCTTAATGGGTATCACACCACAGATTGACTGGGAAAACCCTGAATATTCTAAGTTTACTCGTACAGTAACCGATGCTTACGGAGAAGAGCGTAAGTTTTATTTCCTTTCTGATGAGTTTGGTCAACCACAAACAGACCCTCAGACAGGGGAAATTCAGTGGTATGAAGTACCTAGAGTTACAATAAAATAGGAGATTAGTAATAATGTCAAATGAAACATTTAGCGGTGCTATTACTGACCCCTCATTGTTAGAGCAGTTGAACGCAGGAATGCAACAGCCTTCTGTCTCTACCACAGGAACGTCTGAAAGGAGTAGAGAGCCTTTACCGTCAGGGGCTATTACTGACGCAGACTTATTGGACCAACTTAATACTACGTGGCAAGCAGATAGTTTGAACCCGCATAGTATGATAAACAAGATTGCCTTTGAAGGGTTAGGCGGGGAAGAAACAGACTCAAATACTTGGTCTAGTTGGACTAAACCTACGTCAGGTATTGTCGCTTCTATAGCCGCTTCTATACCCGCAGGTAAGAGAGGATACGCATGGGGAAAACAACTGGTAGAGGGTGTTCCTCCTGTTGGTTGGTTTGGTGTTGTTAAAGGTGCTACACCTATTGTTACTGGTACTTTAGCGGGTGCATTTGCTTCTGGTACAGCTTTAGGTGCTACTGAGTTTTCACACGATGCTGTAGAGGCTGTAGTTACAGGTAAAGAGTTCAATCCTACACTAGCTTTTGATGAGGCTTGGGATGCGGCTCAAACAGATATGCTAATGTCTTCTGCATTCGGGTTAGGTCTTCCTGCTGTAGCTAAAACATATAGAGGAGGTAAGCAACTAATTGGTAAAATGAAACCACAAAGAACACTTATTTCAGGTAAGGCAGGTCTTGGTGATGAAAGTATTGACCAAGTAGCTAAACTACAGACTCAGCTAAGAGAGATGGGCGCAAGTTTGATGCCTTCTATGGTTACAGATAAAGCACTACCTAAACTTGCAGAACAAATAGCTAGAGTATCTAAGTTTACTAAAGGGACTGTAGAGCGTTACTACGACATTTATGGTCAGTTCATGGGTAAGCAAATAGATGAAATGAATCAAATGTTTAAGAACGCTTCTCCACGTAAACAAGGACAAGTCTTACAAGCGTTCATTGCTCAAAACGAACAAGCATTGGCTAAGATAGTTGACCCTCTTTATAAGGGACTAGCCATACGAGGTAAGGGTGTTGTTGTCAACGCTAGAGAAGAAGCTAATGCTTTAGCAAAAGAGTTAAAAAACCAGTACAGAGCGCAACCTAAATTAAACCCTAAGACAGGTCAACTAGAGCCACAGTTTGTATACAAAGGTGGTGTGAAAAAACACTTAGACTATCTTTCCAAGTTACCTGACGATTTGAATTTCTATGAAGCACATCAAAGACTTTCATTGGTTAAAAAAGAAATAGACGATATTCTAGGGTCAAGCAGTAAAGACAGTAACTCTTTAGAGGTATTAAACAAAACAAGAGATTTATTGCAAAAATCAATGGACGATGCCGCTGAAAAATTAAACCCCGCGTTACGTAAAGAATATAAAGAAGTTACAGACTACTACGCAAAAGGTCGTCAAGTTGTAGGGGCTGAGTGGTTGAAGAGCGCGATGAAGATAAACGACCCTGCTAAGATAGGAAGAATGTTGACGCAAGACGGTTTGTCTGAGGGTGTGATACAGATTAAAGAGTTAAGAAAGATTGCGGCTCAGTTTAAGAAAGACCTCCCTAAGCCTCCTAAGGACGCTTCTAAGGCTGAATTGACACAGTATAAGGAAATGCTTAAGAACTTAAGTAAAGACCCGTTAGAAGGTATTAGAAGGGGTTTCTTGGACGAGATATTAAGAACATCCAGAGAAGATGCAATACCGTCAGCGGCACGTTTCCAAGAGAAACTTAAAAACCCTAGATTTAGAGAGACTTTTCAAGAGTTATTTAAAGGGACACCTATAACAGGCAAAATGGATGAATTGTTAGAGAATCTTTCTATACTGCAACGCTCAGATAAGAGTCAACAAGGTTTCCAACTTACAATCGCTCAAGCGGAGCAATCTGTAGTCACCAAGCCATCTTTTGTTGAATTTATAAAAAGTTCATTACCTGCGTTCCTATCAAGTGGGACAATAAGCGGTAAAAACATAGATAAACTAATAAGTCTTCAGAAGGTAGCAATAGAAGCACAGAAACAAGGTAAGGGTCTGCCTCCTGCTTATTACAAGAGTTTAGAGCAAATAATGGGTCGTGGTATCATAGGCGGTACGTTAGCGACACCTATAGTAGAAGGGATGTAAACAAAAGGGGGCATTGCGCCCCCTTAGTTTTACCTATGCTATCTCACACGCTCCTCCGACACACGCTAGTTCCTGAGAACCTGTAGTGTTGTCTTCCTTCTCAAAGTGTTCTAGGTCTTCCCATTTAATATCAACTGGCATAGCCGCTAGTAACTCCTCATACTTCTCAGCGGTTATGTCCTCATAAGGGGCTTGCTGATACACATGGTCACTAACTGGCAACAAACTAATACCACTGACGGAATCAAAGTTATCCCATATCCACTGTGCTATTTGCAGGAACTCACTATCTGTATAATAAACAGTGATACTTGGCTTATGTTCACACCAATGGTCTTGGTACTTCTTCCAAACTCTTAGCTGTTCCATAGCACCCACCTGCTTTACTGTGGTACTACTCTCAGGTGACTTGATTGGAAAGCCAAAGACCAGAGAAGACTTACTCATTACGTCATCTTCCACAGGGAAACCTGCGGCTGTCATGTACTGAGCAAGCGGGTCTTTCTTGTCTGAACGTACTCTACGAATGTAATGTTTAGAAAAACGGGGATGTATGCCACTAGCAGAATCAACAAGCTGAGACACAGTACCGCTTGGCTTAACACAAGTAATAGCCGCAGACTGAGCAATGCCAAGTTTGTCAGCCCATTCTTTATTAGTTTTAATTGCAACATCCTTCATCTCCCCTAACCACTTATCTAGGTCTGGTGAATCTTTACCTAGTAGATAGTGGTCACATATACCAGTTAAACTGACACCTAATAGTGCTTCTTCTTCTGTGTTTCTTTTCCATACATTGCGTAGGTAACGGAAGTCAGTCAAGGTAGCCTGTAGAGTTCCGATGATGGAAGCTACTTCAACTTTCTTTTTAAGACTAACAAGGTCATCGTCTGCACGTATAACGACCTCAGATAGGTTACAGAACTGATTACTGCGTAGGATAATCTCAGAGCAAGGGTTAGTTCCAAAGTCCTGCTCAGGGTCTCTCCGTCCGTTCTTAGCGGCTATCTTCTGTGCCGCCACACGACTAAAGATACCACGTTCCCCTGCCTTACTGTCATACATGGTGTGCATCTCAGTAAGGAATGACTCAAAGTCTGGCTTCTCTGTGTACGCTACGCTGTTGTTAGCCAGTCTACGTTGACCTTCATCCATCCACCACTGACCAGACTTAGCCTTAGCCATACGTGGGTCTGATAGGTTTGACAGGCTAATCAATGCTGACCTACGTACACCACCAACAACTACAATGTCTGCAATCTTACATACAACATCGTGACACTCAATGCTCGTTAGCTTGCGTCCTGATGCCTTCTGGAATATACCTACACAAAAGTTAAACAAATCCTCAAGAGGCTCTGCGCCACTAGCGCGACCACCAAAGGTCTTAAGTCTAGCACCTGATGGGCGTACCTTACTCATGTCCCACTTAGGTATCTTACCTGCGTACAACATAGCAATCAACTCACGGAATGCACTAGCCCATCCAATCTTGCTGTCAGCCACTACAATGGTGCTGTCAGTCTCATGGAATGACTCAGCGATGACTGGTAGCTTGGTAATGAAGTTACGTTCAACACTGAACCCTACGCCAGTACCACACATTAGTACGTACATAAGTTCATCAAAGCTACGAGGTGAGTCGATGTGTAGATAACTACAGTTAAACCCTGCTACATTGTCCTTGTCTAAAGCCTCACCTGCTGTCATCATACAACGCATACTGGGCATTACATCAAGATTATATATTGCAGTATACATTTTCTTACCTTCAGCCTTGCTTATCTGACCACGACCATCCCAGAAGTCTACGTAACGCTGTACTGTCTCTGCCCATGTCTCGCGTCTGCCTTGCTCTGGTAGCCAACGTGCGTAACGGGACTTGTGTATAAACTGTTGATACTGATTCATTTCTATTCTTCTCCTGTTTCTAGGCACGCAGAGCAATGTGTTGTGTCCGTGTGTTCTGTTTCACTATAAGGGTCGAAACCTTCTAGCCTTGAGCCGTGACAAACCTCACAGCCTGTTATTAACTCCCCGTATTCATCTAAAAAACTCCAATCTGTAGGCATTATTTCCTATCCTCTTCCTTTTTCTTTGGTTTATCCTTAGACTTCTTGCTAAAGATAGCGTCATAGTTGTCTGCGTATTTAAGGTAGTTAGTGGGGCGTTGGTTAGAACCCTTACCTCCGTGGGTCTGTCCTTTCTTCACTACTCTACCTCCTCTATAAGTTTATTCAAGTACCATTGTGCTTTCTTCAAGTCCTCTAGTCCCTTACCTTTGCGTTCATAACGCCATAGGTACTTCATGGTGTTGCCTTTGAGATAACCCTTGAATGAGTCTGGTGACATTGACTCTTCTATAGCTTCAATACATTCAACCTTACCGTAGTTGTAGTGACTAGGACTGTTGACTACATCTTCATTCTTGGTCACAAAGTCTTCATACTTCTTAACCAATGCAGGGTGTTTCTCTCGTAGTCTATCCCAGTCAGCAGGTGTTGCATCATTAATGCTCATAATCATCCTCCGTAAATAAGTCTCTGTTCCTAATTAATCTATCCTCGAAAGCCTCTAGCAAGTCCTCAACTGAGATGTCCAAAGCCTCAACTACTAACACCGCATCGTAGTCCCTTGCTACTGCTTCCTTGAGTTCCTCTAATGTATGTGACATTACTTCATCTTCCCTTCTACGTATTTGACAAGTTCTTGAGCAGTGCTGAGTGTGTAGTGCTTCATACCTTCCTTAACACACCATTGACCCATTGTAATCTTACCGCCCTTCCGTACCTTCTTATGTTCGTTAGACAGTAAGAATACTAATTCGTAACCATCTTCTATTATTGTATCACGAATTGACTTATATTTCAAGGTGTCACCTACACGAAAGAAACCTTTTACTTCCACTACTGTCTTACTTGGTTCATGTACAAAGTCTGGCATATAGGTTCTGAACACTGTGTAGGGCATTCCGTATGGTTCATAGTCAAAGCCTTTACGTTTAACCTCCTTTGAGAACTCCTTCTCTAACGCTGACCTAAACTTACCGCTAGTTTTCCGTGGTTTATATTTGCTCAAGGTTAATCTCCTGTACTCTAGGCTCGTTGACTACTTCACTTAGGAACTTCGGACCATACGAATAGGCAAAGGCTCTCAGTTCTGGATAGCAATGCTTCTTGTACTGACAGTAGGAACACTTGATGCCTAGCTTCATGTTACCCGACTTACCATCTGGTACTGTCTTGGTACATAACTCAGTAGGCTCATCTCCCTTAACCATCTCCTTAACGTGCTTTACACGCTCTCTAATGTCTCCCTTGATGTGTTCGTGTATAGGGGCTTGGGTATCCTCTAGGTCGTACTTAAGTACCGCGAGATGACCATTGGCTTTGTCCATAGCTAACCAACCGAACTCAGTCTCGCCACAGGCATGGGCGTATGCTTTAATCTGGTCAACATAACCAAAGGCATCGTCCATAGCCAGTGTACCGTCCTTGAACTTCTTGAACCCGAAGGAACTGGCTGACTTAACGTCCACTACAAGCCCGTCAATCTTACAGTCCATGTGTCCCTTGATACCTTCTACTTCACATACACGTTGTTCATCTGATACTTCATGTCCTGCCATACGTGTCATAAACAATAACATCTCTTCTATCAAGTGACCGTACATAAACTTAATGTAGGTAGCAGGTTTAATCTCTTCCTTCTCAGTACCATTAACAACATTCCATAAGACCCTATCGTCACGACCAATGTTTGACAGGCGCAATGTTCTTCTATCCGTTGTACGCTTACGTCCGAACTCGGTACGCATTAGAGTCTTCATGTTCTCACCGAACAGTTCTATCTCAGCCTCTACGTCTACGGATTCCTCTGCCTCTTTTGTCTCCATCAATCGATATATGTCATCTACTAATGTATGTATTGTTTTACTCATCGTCTATATCCTTGAATGCCTTAATGACATCGCTTGAGAATAACTTACGTAGGTTGACCAAGTGCATGCGGCTAGCGTTATGGTCTCCTCCTGATACACTCCTGAACGTATCTAACTTATTAACAATCTTCTTTAGGACTGGAGTCTTGAACACTAAGGTACAGTACTCATCGTCACCTATACAGAGATTATGAAACCAGTAGTCTGACTCAGTAGCCTCAATGCCTGACGGCTTACCCCACGACTCATACTCAATGCAAATGTTACCTGTCTTCTGCCATAAGTCCTTCTCTGACTTAACCTCAATCTTCTTGTCCTGTAGCATCTCGGCTACCTTGTCCTCCCTAACTTCTCCGTACTGTAAGTCTAAGTCAAACTTCTTCCTATCTGCTTTACATGGCTTCATGCCTTTCTCCCTTTACGCTTCTTAAGGTTTCTCTGGGTATTGGCTGAGTTACACTTCTTACATATATAGTTCTTCTTAGCCACGGTACTCTTCGCCCAGTTGTCTCCCTCTACTAACACTACACCACAGTGATTACAATTCCTAATGCGTCTCTGACCAGTTGTCTCCGACTTGATACTCTCCTGCGAGGGGACAATTAAGTTTATAATAAATGCCCGCGGCTTCAATACAAGACACTGCCAAGCGTCCGAAAACATCTGCTTCACTTTCTTTAACTTCTGTTTGAATTTCATCATGTATATTTCCTATAAATTTATAATCTAAGTTCCAAGCCTTAGCGTACTCGTCCAGTAAACAGAGTGCCTTCTTCATAACGATTGCACCTGCTGACTGTAACAGCGTGTTTAATGCCGCGTGTTCTGAGCGTACTGCGACTCTGCGCCTGTCCAATCCGTGAACATAACCTCTTCCAGATGCCACGCTAACTCTTTCTCGTAGGTCTCTAAGAGATGGCGTGTTTGAGAGGAACTTCTTCTTAAGTCTTCTACCATCAACAGCAGTTCCTCCAACGATACTTCCGATTTTTGCGTCCCCTGCTCCATACAAGAACGCATATATGAAAGTCTTTGCCTGACTTCGTGTGTCAACACCGCTAGCAAGTTGGTTTGCTGTATGAATGTCTCCAGTGAGTATTTCATTTGTGTATCCCTCATCGTTCATATAATGTGCAAGCATTCGTAACTCAAGTCCTGATGCGTCCATACCAACAATCTTGTAGCCTTTAGGTGAAGTCCAACAGGCTCTACAATCTGCTCCGTATGGTGCGCCTGAACTAGGCACTTGTGCTACGTTAGGACTAGAGTGTGTCATACGTCCCGTTACTGCACCGTTAGAATTTACATATCCATGTACACGACCATCGTCCTCAACAGCATCTAACCATGACTGTACCTGTGCTATACGCTTCTGAACCATTAGGTACTCAGCAATCATATTAGCTTCTGGTATATTAGTTACCTTAGATAAGATAGCTTCATCAACAATGGCTTGACCCTTCTCTGTAAACTTCTTAGGCTTCCAACCAAAGTATTGTAAGTATCTACCTATCTGCTGTCGTGAGCCTAAGTTAAACTCTGGGTAATCAACACGACTAAATGGTGCTACATAGTCTGACCAACTGTCCCCTAGAAACTTAAGACCAACCACGGACATCGTACCGTCCTTCTTGTACTTAGGTGTTATCTCCTTAATGAATGTAGGTAACGGTTTAAATGTTTCATGTACCTTGTCTTCTAGGTCGTACTTCTTTTCCTTAAGTTTAGCAAGTAAAACAAAAGCATGTTCTTGGTCTAGTAACCAACCGTTGTCCGTCTGTTTTGTGATAATGCTTTGTACTTGATGCTCAAGGCTAATGCTTTCGCTTCCAAAACCTGCCAATACACTTCGTAGCGCGTTGTACACTTTGACATTAACCAGTACGTCTTGCTTGCAATAGTCCACCATATCCTGAGAAAATGTATTCCAATCACTGTGTTCTCCTTTAGGGAAACCTAACTGCTGTCCCCAGTTATCTAATGAATGACCACCTTCCCGTGATGGTTCAGTAAGTCGTGACAATACTAATGTATCTGTAATCTTACAACTACTAAAGTCTGTGCCCAGTAAGCGTTCAAGAACTGGTACGTCATAGCCAATGATGTTATGACCAATGACCTCAGCATCTTTGATATAAGCATTGAAGTCCTGTAACGTATCACCAGAGAACACAACTGTCTCTTGGTTTGATAGGTCACAAGCAACGATTACCCAGACCTTTGTAGGCTGTAGACCGTTAGCTTCTATATCAAATACTATCTGCTTCATTAAAACTTAAACTCCTTTTGTTTCCATTCACAAGTAAAACCACAATCACTGGGGGCATCTTGTTTAAACCTGCCTCTTGAGGGGTCTAACTCGTCTAAATAAACAGCACCGCTTTTGTCTTTATTTAAAGCATGACCTAACTTTCTTTCTAGTTGAGCCATTCTATCAAAGGCATCAGGAAAATCCTTGCGTATCTTATTCCAATAACCCATACCACCTTTGACACAACCAACACAGTTATTGTTGTTGTAGCCTAAGCGATACATTACTGGTATTTCGATACCCATATCCTTTACAAACTCTAAACAATCTTTCTTAGTGTAGCCACCATCAACAAGAATGAAGTCAGCGTTTACGTTGTTATTAGAGTCTATAAACCTGTTTACTCTGCTTTCTTCCTCTACAGTGTAACCAAAGATTTGTACATCAGTGGGTCTTTCATACGCCTTCCGTATGTTCTTTTTAAGAATCATAGTACAGGGTGCGCCTGTCTGACCTTTGATAAACTTCCTTTCTTCAAACACTTTATAGATAGAAAAATCTCTACGCTCATCACCAATAACCTTAACAGGAATAGAACACTTGGTTTGGTAGTCCTCTAGGAATCGCATATTGTCCTCATGCTCTTCCGCTACTCTACAGTAAACAGCTTCAAAAGTATTATCTTTATACTTATCTTTAGCCAAGTAGGTAGCAAAAGCACTAGCCGCCCCGCAACTAAACCAAGATATAATTCTTTTGTCTGTTTGAATGTTCACTTAGAACTCCTGATTGTCATCATTAACTGGACACGTAGTTTCAATCATACGTCCAGTATCTTTGTCGTAGTAGAGGTAGCAAGCCGCCCCTGTAAGTCCTGCGTATCGGTTCTTAAGTATCCGTACTGTAGTGGTGTTCCTTACCTGTGCATCTGGATTCTGTTGGTCACGTTCCAAACCAATCACCATATCGGATAGCTGTGCGATTGCCGCTGAACCTCGTAACTCAGCCAAGCTAATCTGTCCACCGTCCTCATGTGCCTTACCTGATGGTCTGCGTAAGTGTGACACCAAGAATAAACCAACACCTGTCTCCTGAACCAACTGACGTAGCTTGGTCATAATGCTGTCAATGGCTTTACGTTCATCACCATTCTCTTGGTCTGACACAACAATACTCAAGTGGTCAAGAATAATCCATTTACAATCAAGACCTTTAGCCATATACCTGATGCGACTTAGTAAGTTATCCTCATTGGTAGAACCCCAGTGGTCAAACATATAGATACGCCCTGTGCCTAATGTCTTGTCCCAGAATACCTTCTTATCTTCCCTGCTAAACTCGCGGCTCAGATGTAGAGTCTGGTTTGCCTCGATGCTCATAATCCCTAGAGCAGTTTTAGGTATGTCCTCTTCCAATGCGAGTATGCCTATGTTGTCATCTGTTGCACCTAGTAAGTAGTGTTCCAACTCTCTGACAATCTGTGATTTACCCATACCAGAACCACTGGTTATTGTTACAAGTTCCTTCTCCCTGAACCCATACGTCATATCATTCAAGCATGTCCACGGATACGGTATGGACTGTACGTCCTCCTGCGCTACAATCGACTCCCAAGTATCTAGTCCTGCAATGATACCGTCTGGTTGATACGTCTTAGCGTTCCACCATTCCCTGATGAATCCCTGTACGTTGCGTTCCTTCAGCATTTCACCTGCGTCCTTGACAGGTAACTTTACGTTCTTCGCCTTATTCGGTGTAAATAAATCTAACACCGCGCGAGATG